CAAATGAAAATTAAAGAAGAACAATTAAACGAAATTAAACAAATTCAAGCAGAATTAAATCAAACATTAACTGATATAGGTTATATAGAATCTCAGAAACATGCGTTACTTCATAAGATTAAAACTATTAATGAAAGAGATGCTAAAATGAGAAAAGTTTTAGAAGAAGAATATGGTGCTATCAATGTAAATATTGAAGATGGTACATATACACCTGTAGAAGAAAAAGTAGAAGAAAATGTCTAATATAATAAGAAAAATAAGTATTGGATCAGATTATAAAAATGACGCAATGCATTACTCTGTTGGGCAACAAGTTTATGGTGGTCATACTATTTGTGATATTATAAGCACCGATAAAGACGGAGAATATTTAATATATATACAAAAAGAAGACGAGGTAATACCTTGGAAAAAATTTAACTCTAATATGGCTATAGCCGTAGAGTACGACTTAGAATACTAATGAAATCTATTTATAATTTTATAATAACACCACTTAACGAAAGATATGAAAATGAAGTTAAAGTTGGTGACAAGAAATTAATTGTAAATACAAGTATAGAAGATCATAAATTTATAAGCAAGAGAGCTAAAGTATTAAGTGTACCAATTGCATTTAATACTGATATAAAAGAAGGGGATGAAGTAATTGTACATCATAATATTTTTAGAAGATGGTACGATGTTAGAGGTAATGAAAAGAATAGTGCTCAGTATTTTGAAGACGATAAATACTTTTGTAATTTAGACCAAATATACTTATATAAAGAAAATAACCAATACAAACCTAATTTAAATTATTGTTTTGTTAAACCTCTGGTAAATAAAGACGATCTAAGAACACAGAAGGAAAAACCCCTTATTGGTGTTATGAAATACCCTAATACTTTCTTAGAGGATCAGGGAATAACAAAAGGAACAGTTGTTACATTTAAACCTAACAGTGAATTTGAGTTTATTGTAGGTGATGAACGACTTTATTGTATGAAATCAAATGATATTGTATTAAATCATGGATATAAAGAAAACGAAGAAGAATATAATCCAAGCTGGGCAAAAAGCGGTTGATGAACTAATTAAAGTAGCTAAAGAACCTATAGTTGATAGTGATGATGATATATCAGCTGATAGATTAAAGAATGCCGCTGCTACAAAGAAACTAGCAATATTTGATGCTTTTGAAATCTTAACGAGGATTGAAGAAGAAGAGAGACTATTGGAAGATAAACCTAAGCAGGATGATAAACCAAAGAAGTCGTTTTCTATATCTCCAGAAAAAAGATCTAAATGAGTTATCAGCAGACATTATGTAGTATAATAGAAGATGTTGTAAACCCAAAGATCTTAAAAAAGAATAATAGATATAAAAAGTGGGATTACGGATATAACGAGGATTACGATTTTGTTGTTATAAGTAAAACAGGTCAAATTGGACAGATCATTGAAATACAGAATCTCCGCATCGCTTTACCAGCAGTCAATGAACCGCATAAACGAAGCGAAAAGAAGGAGGAACAATATTGGGAAAAACAAGAATACCCAAAAGAACTCTCAAGAATAAAGAGTACACAGGAATGGGATCAATATCCCAGAGATTTTAAAGAGAAATGGTTTGATTACATAAATGAAGAATTTAACCGTAGGGAGCAGGGTTATTGGTATTATAACAAAGGTGTTCCAAATTACATCACTGGTACTCATTACATGTATTTGCAATGGTCAAAAATTGACGTTGGAGCACCTGACTATAGAGAATCAAATAAGTTATTTTTCTACTTTTGGGAAGCCTGTAAAGCAGACAGAAGATGTTATGGGATGTGTTATCTTAAAAATCGACGCTCGGGATTTTCCTTCATGGCTTCAGCAGAGCTCGTTAACCAAGCAACAATGTCAAGCGATTCTAGATTTGGCGTGTTATCCAAAACAGGGGCAGATGCAAAAAAAATGTTTACTGATAAGGTCGTACCCATATCAGTTAATTATCCGTTTTTCTTCAAGCCCATACAAGATGGTATGGATCGCCCTAAAACAGAACTGGCATACAGAGTTCCAGCTTCGAAACTTACCAGAAGAAAACTCGATACTGGAGAGCAACTTGAAGAACTTGATGGACTCGATACTACGATAGATTGGAAGAATACTGGAGACAATAGCTATGATGGTGAGAAATTAAAACTATTAGCTCACGATGAAAGTGGCAAGTGGGAGAGACCTGATAATATAAAGAACAACTGGAAGGTAACTAAAACTTGCTTGAGATTAGGTAGTAGAATTGTTGGGAAATGCATGATGGGTTCAACATCTAATGCTTTAGATAAAGGTGGTCAGAACTTTAAAGACATATATTATGGATCAGACGTCACTAATCGAAATCGCAATGGCCAAACAAGCTCGGGATTATATTCTTTATTCATACCTATGGAATGGTCCTACGAAGGATTCATTGATGCTTTTGGAGTACCTGTATTTAATACACCAGAGAAACCCATACTTGGGATTGATGAAGAACTTATAAGCATAGGTGTTATAGATCATTGGCAAAATGAAGTTGATGGTTTAAAAGATGATCAAGACGCATTAAACGAATTATATAGACAATTTCCTAGAACAGAGCAACACGCTTTTAGAGATGAGACTAAACAAAGTTTATTTAATCTCACTAAGATATATGAACAGATAGATTATAATGAAGATATAAATAATGCTGCTAATATATCAGAAGGCAACTTTCAATGGGAGAACGGTATCAAAGATACAAGAGTAGTTTTCCATCCAGATAAGAAAGGTAGATTTAAAATTTCATGGGTTCCACCTAAAAATTTACAAAATCGAGTGATACTTAAGGATGGGTTTAAATATCCTGGTAATGAACACATTGGAGCTTTTGGTTGTGACAGTTATGATATTTCAGGTACAGTTGATGGTAAAGGTTCTAAAGGAGCGCTTCATGGATTAACTAAGTTTAGTATGGAAGACGCACCACCTAACCACTTCTTTTTAGAATACATACAAAGACCACAGACAGCAGAAATATTTTTTGAAGACATTTTAATGGCTTGCGTATTTTACGGCATGCCAATATTAGTTGAAAATAATAAACCAAGATTACTTTACTATTTAAAGCGTAGAGGTTATAGAGGTTTTTCAATGAACAGGCCAGATAAAGTTTGGAATAAACTATCCGTTACAGAAAAAGAGATTGGTGGTATACCAAATACAAGTGAAGATGTTAAGCAAGCTCATGCAGCAGCTATAGAATCTTATATAGAAAACCATGTTGGTTTACTAGAACACGGATATGGTAATATGTATTTTCAAGATACATTAGAAGACTGGGGTAGATTTGATATAACTAGTAGAACGAAATTTGATGCTACAATAAGTTCAGGTTTAGCTATTATGGCTTGTAACAGGAATTTATACAAACCAGTGGCTGACAGAACAACAAAGAAAATCAATTTAGGTATAAAAAGATATGATAATAAAGGTTTTATTTCAAAAATAATAGAATAAATGATTTATGCTAACTCAAATAGTTCGTTTCCAGATCAGGTAGTACCAGATGTAGAGAAACAAACGTTAGAATACGGACTACAAGTTGCTAGAGCCATAGAAAATGAATGGTTTGGTTATAGTGATAATGGTGTGTGGAGTATTTATGGTAGTAGGTATTCAACTTATTATAATGACTTCCATCAAAGAAGATTGTACGCGAGAGGAGAACAATCAATACAAAAATACAAAGATGAATTATCTATAAATGGTGATTTATCTTACTTAAATCTAGATTGGAAACCTGTACCAATAATACCTAAGTTTATAGATATTGTAGTAAACGGTATGTCTGATAGAGTGTATGATATTAAGGCTTACGCTCAAGATCCTGAATCAGTTTTAAAAAGAACTCAATACGCTGATGGATTACATAGAGATTTAATGCAAAGAGAGCTTATAGAAATGGTAGCTCAAAATACTGGTATAGATTTAACAAGTAGTCAAGGTAGAGATTTAGATATAAGAACAGAAGAAGAATTATCCGTTCACATGCAGTTAGATTATAAACAAGCTGTAGAAATAGCCGAAGAGGAAGTTATAAACGACACTTTAGATAGAAACAAGTTTGATTTAGTTAAACGAAGAGTTAATTATGATTTAGCAACCATAGGTATAGGTGCTACTAAAACTAGATTCAACAAGTCTGAGGGTATTACAGCTGAATATGTAGATCCAGCAAGTTTAATTTGGTCGTACACTGAAGATCCAAACTTTGAAGATATTTATTATGTAGGTGAGGTTAAATCTATAAGATTACCAGAATTAGTAAAATTATTTCCACATCTTACACCTGATCAAATAGAGAAAATACAAAAATATCCTGGTAACACTAACTATGTAAGAAATTGGAATGGTAGAGATGATGAGAATGTAGTGCAGGTATTATTTTTTGAATACAAAACATATACTAACCAAACATGGAAAATAAAACAAACTCCATTTGGTTTAGAAAAAGCATTAGAAAAACAAGATACTTTTAATCCACCGGAATCAGATGGATTTTCAAAAGTTGATAGAGCGATAGAAGTATTATATAGTGGTGCTAAAATACTTGGTCACCCAGATATGTTAGAATGGAAGTTAGCAGAGAACATGACTAGACCATTCGCTAATAATGTTAAAGTTAATATGAACTATAACATTTGTGCACCAAGAATGTACAAAGGCAGAATAGAGTCTCTTGTAAGTAGAATGATGAGTTTTGCCGATATGATACAAATAACTCATTTAAAACTACAGCAAGTATTATCAAGAATGGTACCTGATGGTGTTTATCTTGACGCTGACGGTTTAATGGAAGTTGATCTTGGTAATGGAACTAATTATAACCCAGCAGAAGCATTAAACATGTATTTCCAAACTGGTAGTATAATTGGTAGATCAATGACTCAGGACGGTGATATGAATAGAGGCAAAGTTCCAATACAGGAGTTACAAACATCATCTGGTGGAGCTAAAATACAATCGTTAATACAAACGTATCAATATTATTTACAAATGATGCGTGACGTTACTGGTCTTAATGAAGCAAGAGATGGTAGTATGCCACATGAAGATGCTTTGGTAGGTTTACAAAAGTTAGCAGCTGCAAATTCGAACACTGCAACTAAACATATACTACAAGGTAGTTTATATCTCACTTTAAGAACTTGTGAAAATATAGCTTTAAGAATAGCTGATTGTTTACAATTCCCAATTTTAAGAGATTCTATACAGTCAAGCATATCAAGATATAATGTTGGTACATTAGATGAATTACAATCATTAAATCTTCATGATTTTGGTATATTCTTAGAACTAGAACCAGATGAAGAAGAGAAAGCTACATTAGAACAAAGTATACAAATAGCATTACAACAACAGTCTATATACTTAGAAGACGCTTTAGATATTAGAGAAGTTAAGAATTTGAAGTTAGCTAATCAATTATTAAAGCAAAGAAGGAAGAGAAAGACTGAGCAAGATCAACAAGCTCAACAAGCAAACATACAAGCACAAGCACAAGCCAATGCTCAACAAGCAGAGCAAGCAGCAATGAACGAAGTTCAAAAACAACAAGCAATAGCAGAAACAACACTGCAAGTAGAAAAAGGTAAATCTCAGTTCGCAATAGAAAAACTACAACAAGAAGCTGAAATTAAAAAGCAACTAATGGAGCTTGAGTTTAAGTTTAATATGGAGTTAGCTAAGGTAAATGCTAACGCTAAGATGGAATCTGAAAGCGAAAAAGAAGATAGAAAAGATGAAAGAACTAAAATACAAGCAACTCAACAAAGCGAGTTAATAGATCAAAGAAACAACAACTCATTACCTAAAAACTTTGAATCCGCGGGTAATGATGTGTTTGGAGGATTCGACTTGGGACAATTTGAACCAAGGTAATTATTAATTTTATAATATTATATCATGAGTACTAAAGAAGAAAATATACCTCAAGAAGGAGAATTTAAAATGAAAAAGAAAAGGGGTAGACCTAAAAAACTTAACAAACAAGAAGAAGTAATTAAGGTTGATTTAAACAAAAAAGAAGAAGATGCCGTTCAAGAGCCAATCACAGAGGAGATGGATGTACGCGAACTTCCCGCAGATGGCGAAAAAGTGGGAGAAACACACTCCGAAGAAGAAAAAGTTACCGAAGAGGGTAAAAAAGAAGAAATAGGTGTAATACAAGAAATTACAGAGGAAGAAAAAAGTGAGGCTCCTGTAATGGAGAGTTTTAAAGAAGAGATTAAAGAAGATCCACAATTAGATTTACCAGAGAACGTTGAAAAGTTAGTAAACTTTATGAACGAAACTGGTGGAACAGTTGAGGACTATGTTCGATTAAATGCTGATTATTCAAATGTTGACGATGAAGCATTGTTAAAAGAATATTACAAAAATACTAAACCTCATCTAGATGAAGAAGAAATAGGTTTTATCATGGAAGATAATTTCCTATACGACGAAGACTATGATGACGAAAAGACAATTCGCAAGAAAAAGCTTGCGTATAAAGAAGAAGTTGCAAAAGCCAAAGGTTTTTTAGAGGACTTAAAGGGTAAATATTACGATGAGATCAAGTTGAGACCAGGCGTTACCCAAGAACAACAAAAAGCTATGGACTTTTTCAACAGATATAACGAGGAACAGAAGAGAGCTGAACAGCAGCACAGTGATTTTAAACAACGTACAAAACATTTTTTCTCAAACGAATTCAAAGGTTTTGATTTCAATGTAGGAGAAAAGAAGTTTAGATACGGAGTACAAAATCCAAATGAGGTTGCAGATGTTCAAAGCGACATAACCAATTTTGTTAAGAAGTTCTTAAACGAAGACGGTAGTGTTAGAGATCATCAAGGGTATCACAAAGCTCTTTACACCGCTCGTAACGCTGACACAATAGCTAGACATTTTTATGAGCAAGGCAAAGCCGATGCTACTAAAGATATAGCTGCTAAATCTAAAAATATAAGTAATGAGCCAAGGACTACGTCTAATGGCGATGTTTATATCAATGGTTTAAGAGTGAAAGCTATAAGTGGTGTTGATAGTTCTAAACTAAAACTACGGATTAACAAAAATAAATAAAAATGAGTTTAACAAGTAATTCACCCGGTTTAGTGCCGCATCCTAAAAAAGGAGTTGCATTAAACGATAACTACCTTAACTTTGCAGATGGTTCTGGAAATGATTTTGCACAGCAATACTTACCAGAGCTTTACGAAGCTGAGGTCGAAAGATACGGAAACAGAACAATTTCTGGTTTCCTAAGAATGGTTGGCGCTGAAATGCCAATGAGTTCTGATCAAGTAATTTGGTCTGAACAAAACAGATTACATATCGCTTATGAAAGCGTTGTTGTAACTGATACTGATACATTAACTGTAACTTTAGCTGCTGCTGATTCTGGCAACATGGCTATAAAAGTAGACCAATTAATGGTTGTTATGGGAGCTGCTGGAGAGATGGTTGTTAGAGTAACAGCTGTTGCTGGCGCTGGTACAACTTGGACTGTTGATGTAGATACTTACACAGCTGCTGGTTTAGTTACTGGTGATGGTGGTTTATTTACCGCTGCTGATGCTGTTGTAATGTTTGTATTTGGTTCTGAATATGAAAAAGGTTCAGCTACTGGTCCTGCAGGAAGCGACAGTATCATACCTAACTTTACTCAGTACAATAACAAACCAATTATATTAAGAGATACTTTTGAAGTAAACGGTTCTGATACCGCTCAAATTGGTTGGGTTGAAGTTGCTACTGAAGATGGTACTTCTGGTTACTTATGGTACATGAAGGCTGAATCTGAAACTAGGTTAAGATTCGAAGACTACATGGAAATGAGTATGGTTGAAGCTGTTAAAAAAGATGGTGGTACAGGATTACCTGCTAATATAGAAGGATCTGAAGGTCTTTTTGCTGCTATTAAAGATAGAGGTCAAGTAATGGACGGCTTTGCTAGTACTGGTGGTGGTACTGGAGCTTTAGCTGATTTCGATGAAATACTTAAGCAGCTTGATAAAGAAGGTGCTATTGAAGAAAACATGTTATTCTTAAATAGAAATTTAGCTCTAGATATCGATGACATGTTAGCTGAAGTTAACGGATCTGATCAAAATGGTGCTACTGGTGCTTCTTTTGGTTTGTTCGATAATGAAGCTGAAATGGCGCTTAATTTAGGTTTTTCTGGGTTTAGAAGAGGTTCTTATGACTTCTACAAAACTGACTGGAAATACTTAAATGATCCTGCTACTAGAGGTATTGCTGGATTAGCATCTACTCCAACTGGAAACACTGTTGAAGGTGTTATGGTTCCTGCTGGTACTTCTACTGTTTACGATCAAATTCTTGGTCAAAACATCAGACGTCCTTTCTTACATGTAAGATATAGAGCTTCTGAAACTGAAGACAGAAGAATGAAGTCTTGGATCACTGGTTCTGTTGGTGGTGCATACACTTCAGCTCTTGACGCTATGACTGTACATTTCTTATCTGAGAGATGTCTTTGTACTCAAGGAGCTAACAACTTCGTATTGTTTACAGTTTAAAAACAATATAATGCTAGGGTGCTTCGGCACTCTAGCTTTTTACAAATATTTAAAAATAACAAACAATGGGATATGTAAAAATAAAAAAAGCCAGTGGTTTTGATTTAGTGTGTGCTGAAAACATTAAATCAGTTAAGTTACAAGCTGGTGGAGAAGGAGAACCTACTGTTATTGCGGTAACATACGTGGGAGATTCCTCTGCAAATCTTATCGCTGGTGCTGAAAGTTTCGTTCAAGCAGATGTTGATAAAATTATAGCTGCCATTAATCAAATAAATGGTGGTGGTGGACCTGGTATTTTTCCAGAAGATTTAAGCCAATTAGCTACATCAGTAGGTTAATAAATATTACTTAAG